AACACCGGAATAGGAATCTACGTAATTACCGACAGTGCCGATTGTTATCATGCCAAGCATCCGCCGCATCATGTCCCCCTGCACCTCTCCCACGCCGAGAGAGGGACCTGCCGCGCCCTGAAACATATCTTGTAGGTCAGGCATCTTGAGAATGTCGGCGACCCTGTCCCACCAAAATTTTGCCACGCCGCCGATGCCTTGCCAGCCAACAGTCGTGCCGTCTGCATTTGTATGCCAGATCGCAGTATGCAAAGCCTCATACTCTGCAAGGCTCGATACAAGACGCGACTGTCCATACGGGGATTCAAGGTACGCGGCCATTTGCGGGTATTTTTCCGAGAAATTGGTAACGAGGCCTGCATTGCATTCAACATATCCAGGGCGCGGCATTTCATCTTCAAAAAACCGGATACCGCCGATTGGGTCCATTTGCTGCTGCACTATGACCGAAAGTCTGCCAGTATTGTCTACAGAAAGGGTGGTGCCATCGGGCATGATCAGGCCGGGTTGCAGCAGTGTGGCCAGGCCGGGCAGGCGCGGGGCAAGCAGGTCGAGGATGACAGACACCAGGGCCGATTCAACCCGATCCAGATCGCCATCATCTTTCACGCCAGGCGCATAGCGACGCGCCAAGAACTGTGCAAGGCCAGAGGCGATATGTGATGTTTGCCGGGCTTGCTTGTTGGCAAGCTCCTGCCGTGCAATGCCAGGCTGGTGACCGATGCCGCGCTGCAAGTCGGCGGTGTATGCCGCCTGCGAAAGCATATCGCGCCCCTCAACGCCCTGGGCGCAAAAGGGCAAAATATCGTTAATCACGTCTTCAGGCGCGACGATAACGCCAGTATCTTTGTCAGCCATAAATCCTCCCATGCCTCTTATGTACCCGTGGGGGCTTGTTGAGCACACCGTGATATTGTTCAGGGGGGCTATACGGTGGGCCGCAAAACTGTGGGCCAGCGCCCTGTACCCCAGCCCGCAAGCCCATCGGCCTGGCAGCCCCAGGCGAACAATGGCCCACCGTCTTGAGTGACGGCGTACCAGCTCACGCGCACTCCTTCCGGCTTGAGTGGTATGTAATTACCCATGAGCAACGCTTGTGTGACCGCGTCAGGCCGCATGCCTGCAATGCCCACAACCATGCTCATGTCTTGATTGTCCTGGATCAGGATGATGCTGCCAGTATCCGCAAATGCGGATTCCCAAACGCTATAAGCACCAGGTATAGAGCCATCCCAGGCGTTGGCCGCGATACGGGCCTTGATCAGCCGCCGGAACACATCGTCAGGCAAACTGGTGAGGCCGCTGGTGGGGTCATACGGGCCTTTCCACACGCCTTCCGACCAGCCAACGCCGTTCACACCCCAGGCAAAGTAGACGCCGGATAGCGGCACGCGCAGCACACGGGTAATACCCGCCCACAAACCCACAGCGTCAAGCTGCACGCCCACGGCGGTGTCAACGTCAAACGCTGCAGGCATGGCAGCCAGCAGCGCCTGCGCGTCAACCAGGGGCTGAGTCAACACGGCAACCAGAGCAGTATAGCGCGGTTTTTGATGCTGACTTGTGACAAGGCCGGGGTAGTCGTTATTCGCCATCACTCAACCCCAGGCAGGCTGATATCATCAACATCGCAGGTGGCGGCAGCGTTGAAGGCAATAGCAATATTGCCTTCATGCCACGTTTCATCGTTAATGCTGTATTCGAGCTTCATCACATCAAACGTGCGAGTGCCCGTGGCGTCAGCCGCATTTATGGGCGTGAGCAATCGACTGGCCAGCACGTCGTCACCAATACGCAAGGCGTTGATGTGAGCGGCGATGTTAGATTTTATGGCAGCCCCGGTAGTAGACAGATACCCGGCCAGCGGCTGCAAGGTCACGCGCAGGCGCACATGCACGACAATGGGACGATAAAAACGTATGGCATTGGGCAGGCCTTTGGAGTCACGCGTCATCACTTCAACATCGCCCAGGGTGTAACAGCCCGGTGTTTTTTTGAGGGCAATGGCTTCAGCAATAGTTGCACTGTCACCGCCCTCAACCACAAGGCAGATGCTGTGCGGTGGCAGGCCGTTGGCGTCCGCTTTGTTGGTGTCATTTTCATAACCACGCCAACGGGTCACGCCCGCGACATTGCCCACCGCGCCTAACGTCCCCTCGAACACTGTCTGGCTGGGCAGCGCGGTTGATACGGCCTGCCTGCTGCGCAGGGCCGCATCCGTCTCAACTGCAGCGCCAGGCGTGGCGGCCTGGGGATTGCTTACGCTCTGCCAGCCCCGGCAAGGCGTGGCAATCTTATTGACCTCACCAGCGGCAGCGCGCACGTCGCCGATGTCCTGGGCCGTGGCGGTGACGTGCAGTTCGCCGGATACTGGTATGGTGACACTGGCGGGCAGATTCCATTTTTGTCCGGCACTATCTTCAACAATGCCGCCGATTATATCACAGCCTGCTGTGCCCACACAGATCACCGACACGGTACTGTAGCTTGCCGCTTGCCGACGGATGCCGTTAATCACTACCATGCGCGCTAGCCCCGCACCCTGGGCAGTATGCGGACTAAAGGCGTTGTACACGGCTGCAGCCAGATTATACGTGTCTTGTTGGGCTAGCGCGAAGATGGCCACAAGCTGTCCCTCCTGGCTGTCCGGCTCTAAATACAGATCCTCGCCAAAAATGCCCCTGACCTTGTCTTGCAGAGCGGTCAGCGTGGCGGGGTAATCCGGCAGGTGCAGACCGTCTCTATCGATATATGCGCCGTCAGCCATAGGCTATTACTCCAAGGTGGCTTTTAAAGTGAGGGTGGTATTTACGGACGTTGTTCCGTAAACGGTGTTAAGCTCAACAGAGACGGTCAATTTACGTGTCTCCGGGTCAAAGGTACTTTCAAAGCTCACCAGCTCAAGCACGCCCTCAGTTTGCAAAATGCGCCGGCGCAACAGTGGGTCATATGTGCTTTTGACGTGCTTGCCCCAAACGTGGCTGGCGTAGGGCGTGCCCTCGGTCAAGTCCAAAAACCACTCACCAGCCAGAAGGGCCAGCCGCGTCTTGACCGCCTGGGCCACACACTCCGGCGTGTCTACGTGATAATCGGCGCCGCCATGCCCCATCTGATAATCGCCATCGGCATCCAACTTGCGGTAGCGCATTACTGTGGCTCTCCGGTGCTGCCGCCGCCCGGCTGCACTCCCGTATGGGTGTGCTGGGCGGTACTGATGCCAGCGGCAACCTGGTCGCCCGTGGATGTCAGCGAACCGTCCAGCGCAATAGCGCCTTTCATATCCACAGTGCCAGCAGCGCCGCCCGCGCCAGTGGTGGTAACATTACCCTCAAGCGTGATCTGCGGAGCCTTGATAATCACCTGTGCCGTCGCCTCTAACGTGATACCCCCAGCAGGCGTAAGCGTTACGGTGGCTTGTGGATTTTTGGCCTCAATAGTATAGTCGGGTCTTATGGTCAGGGTGGCTTGACCATCGTCTGTTCGCAGTTGGACGTTTTCAACGTCCACGGCGGGGTCTAGTTTTGTTGCCTGCGACCTGGGGCCGATGATGGCAAAACCGTCCGAGAGATCGTGCATGCGGCTGTCTGGCGGTGGAGCGGATTGCCCGCCTTGCCACCAGCCGTCTATGCAGCGGCTGGCAAATACCACCAAAACCTCGTCCCCTACGCGGATCGGATAGGTCAGACTGAAGCCGCCACCGCAGGGAAAAACTACGGGCACGTCAACAAGCAGCGGCATTTGCACGTTTTTGCTGTTGCCCGTTTCGTCTTTTACGCTGCCCTGCACGGCAGGCTGCACGCTCACGGTCATGGCCACAGGGTCAAAGGCAACCACAATGCCGGGCAGCGCCGTCCACATCTTGGCCTGGTGTCCCTCTTGTGCTGCGCGCAGGCTTTCTATGGGGTCATTCTGTCGTTCACGTCTGTCCATTACTTCACCATGTCCAGGGGCAAGCGGCTGGTATCATCAATGCCAATGCACAGCATGTCGGCGTACCAGTCGTTTCCGCGCGTATCGCCCGTAAATTCAACTTTCAAGATGCGGTAAATGCCATCGTCGTCCAGGCGTGGGGCGGTTTGTCCGGCGGCCATTTTGAGCGGACTCTGCATCTTCTTGACACTCTTGTTATCCAGCTTGATGCGCCCACCAATACGCAACAACGGGTTAAGCAGCGCCCGCACGGTAATGCCTTCCTGCGTCTGTTCCGGCGTGCCGACCAAGCCAGTCTCATGCGTCAACAGTACAGCTTCACCGGGCAAGTAGCCCTTGCGCGGCACCATCTGCACCTTGCCGTCCTGTATGCTCCAATCTGTATCTGTGTCGCGGGCCTCATCGCGCATATACTGCCTGGCCATGCCGTACATGACCTTGCCGCGCGGCAGGGGCTGACCGCCAAGCTCTGGCGTGTGTCCGGCCCCGGCCCCTTTATCTGACAAAGCGCCTTGGCACGTCCGCACCCGGTCAGCGGGCAGGCTGCCAGCCGCAAGGGTCGTGTTCACCGTGGCAAAATTATAGGCCCGGTCACCGTCTGCCGCTAAAATTGACAACACTGTGTCCACGCCATTTTCCCGCCATGTGCGCACCTGGCGAATGTTGCCACGGAAGATCAGCCCCATGTTGCCCTGATATCCCGCAGACAGGGCAACCTGCGTAAATTCGCGCTGGATTTTGCTGGCCGTGGCTTCCGACAGATTGTAAACGTTAATTTCCGCGCTGTTGGGCGTTTCAGCATCGCCCTTTTGGGTCTTGAACGTGATGCGCAGTTCGGCAAGATCAAGCCCGTTACCCGCATCAGTACCCACCACCAGGGAACAGGCGCGCAGCCAGCAGCGGCCCTCTTCGTCACTATTTTTGCTCATACCTCTTCCCGTGTTTCAAAGAGCAGCAGCACCCCTTCGCCCAGGTTTTCGAATGTGGGCGGCATATCGCCAGACACGTACAGCCCGCCACCAAGGGCAAGGTACGCATACGGGGCCAGCAGATCGCAGCCAGTTACAAGCGGAATGCCGCAAACCAAGGGCGTCACATCATCCGGCTGGTCAAACAGATCCAGCAACCAGCCACCAGGCAGACTAGCAATCGGGCTCTCAGCCCAGCGCAGCACCAGGCGCAGTTCGCGCCCGGCCAGGGCAATGCCGAAGGCTTGCGGCTCAGGAGTAAGGGGGATTTCATACAGTGCCATGTTGGCACTGTATGCATAAGAAGCAGAGCGGCCTACCCTGATATAGTTCAGGGTAGGCCGCTTGCTGGCAAAATAAGATATCTGTTTAACCAAAGCCCGCTTTAAAAATACTCTGCGGTTTGGCCTGCTTTTGTCCCTTGTCGCTTACGCCGCCTGTTTTAGCGGCGTTTTTATGCCTGCTGCGCGGTGGTACGCTGGCTGTTTGCGTGCGCACAATGATGACTTCCCGACACTGGGCCGTGACCAGCAGGGTCTTTTCTGTGGCTTTGTCGGTCATGGTGCTGACATTTTCCAGCAGCATGTTTTCGTACAGGCGCTTGCCAGTCACGATAGATAACGGCTCACGCTTGCGCTGCAGTTCGAGCAGCTTTTCATACATTTCCTGCGCCTTGCCTTCGCCTGCAGTATCCGATACGCCCGCTCGAATTGTCAGAACAGCAGCATTAACATACGCATGATCATTAATGTTGGCTCCCTGTTCCACAGGATGCTCGGTAATTGTCAGCTTGTCTTCGTGCTGCTCTTCTACTGTTACGGCAAATTGCAAGCCGCCCAAATTACGCCCGGTTATAACTGTGCCCTGGTCACTCATCGCACAGCTCCTTGCGTATGTCGGGCCATGTCTGCCGCCAGGCGATCCTGTGTGCCAGCTACCTTGCCAGCGACCTGGTCAGGGTTTTGTGCGCCGTTTACGTTTATCTCTGTCTTTGACTCCACCTTGACCTCGCTGGATTTGTGGCTGGCAGCCAGGGCAGGCATGGGCTGCGGCGTCAGCGCCGGGCCGCTGGGGGCTGTCAGGTTCATATTGCCAAGGCCCATCTTGTCCTTGGCCCAGTCCGGCAACCAGTCGGTCATGCCTGCGACCTTCTCTTTAAGCCAATCGCCCAAGGGTGAAAAAAACTCTTTGACGCTGGCCACTGCTCCCTCTGCCCAGGCCGCAAAATCGGGAAAGGCCTCGGCAACACCGTCCCACAAATGCGCGAAAAATTCCTTGATAGGCTCCCAGTACTCAATAACCAGGGCGGCCAGTGTAAGAATTATCCCAAGGGGGTTGGCCCGCAAAATACCGAACAGCAGCCTGAAAGCGCCAGCAACACCGCCAATGATGCCTGTCAGCGCCAGCAGCACGGCTTTGATTGCCAGGCTTATTCCAACGCCCCAGGCAATGGCCGTAAACAGTTTTTCATTTTCTCGACAGAACGTAACAACCTTGTCTATGGCCGCACTCACGGCCAGGCGCACACCTTCAATGCTTTCAGCCCACGGCCCCCAATCGAAGTAGCTTTCACCGCCCTCCATATAGGTGAGGTAGTCGTCAATAAGCCCAACAACTGCGGCCAGCCCGGCCACCACCATGCCCAGGGGCGTGGCCAGAAAACCCGCGTTAAGCAGCTTCCAGGCGGCAATAAACAGCGCAATGCCTTGCACAAGTTTTTTCTGGCCATCATCAAGCTTGTCGTACCAGCCCACCAGGGCGGCGGCCCAGGTGACCACGCGGCGCACAAAAGCCCCCACGGCCCCGCCCACGCGCAACACCACGGCAATGATGACTTCAAACATGCGCTTGATCTTGCCGAAATTTTCCATGACCACGCGGCGCAGATGCTCAATGTCCCCGCGCAGTTTACCCAAAAACGCGCCGCTCACAGACTTGACAAGTAACGCGCTCATGGTCTTGAGCTTGCCAAGCTCGCCCATAAATGCCTTGCTGTCTTCTGCAGCAGCCTGCGCATCGCGCCCGGCCACAGCGTACATGGACGCAAATTCACTCTTGAGGGCGCTGACGTCCCTGGTAAGCATGGGCACCAGGGCGGGATCAATGCCCATACGCTTGGCGTACAGTTTTGCGGCCTGGTCGTTCATGCCCCGCATGCGCTCACCAACGCGTTCAAGCAGCACGCTGGTGTCTTTAATGTGCGGGTACTTGTCCTTCAGGCCGCCCAGGGCAGCGGCCACAGTGTCGGCGCTGGCCCCGGTCTGTTCCGCCACATAACCCAACTCTTCAAGCTTCTGGATCGGCACGCCCAAGGCATCAGCCTGTTTAGCCAGGGCAACCTCGCCCTCGGCAATGCGCATGATGCCCGCAAAGGCCGCACCAGCAGCAATAGAGATGGCCGCACCAAAGCCCGCTACCTTGGCCAGGGCGCTTTTGAGGCTGCCTTCATCAGCCTTGAAGCCCACAGAGGCCAAAAATTCGGCAATGGTAACAGCGGCCATTATTTATCTTTATCCTTTAGTGCCCGTAGGTAGCGGCGCTCATTTTCGTCCTGCACATTCAAGGCGTCATTCATAATGGCCATATCGGCCAGATCCAGCGTGCCGTCTTTCAAACTCTCATACCTGCACATGCCCCGCACTACAGGCCGTAACAGCCAGTCCTCGCCATCCGGCATACTCAACCAGTCAACGCTTATGTCGTCTTCGATTCCTGTCCCGGCGCTTGCGCGAACGCCGGGAGGGCGCGAAAAAAACCAGAAAGGTTGGCGCTGATGGTATGCACCGTGAGCGACAGCAGGGCCAGAAGATCCAGATCCGGGAACATAAGATTCCCGTTTACGCGCATGGGTGCCCAACCGCCGCCAGGCTGTTGCATGCTCACCACGTCCAGGGCGGCGTTGCATACGTATTCCAGATTTTCATCGGGCAGCTCGCCAATGGCCGCGCACAAAGGTTCAAGCACGTCGGCCAGCTTTGCGTCATCCCCACCAGCACTTTCAAAAATACTTTGCAGCTTGCCCAGCACGGGCGCTGCACGCTTCAGCACATACATCTGCGCAAAGGCGTTGAGCTTACCGATCTTGTACGCCGTGCCCTGTATTTCAACTTCTTTCATGGCCATTCCTTTTATTAATCAAGTTCCGGCGTACCGCTGCCGATCTGCCCCTCAATCTTGCCCGCGTGGAACGTCCACTGCAGCGTGCCGCCCTCCTGGGCGAACACCTTGTCCGGCGCTTTGGCAAAAGCCACAGAAGAGCAGGTGACAGTATCGCCGCGCGCCACATCACGCACAGTGATCGTATTGCGGCCCCAGTTGGCGCTGGATTGGGCCTGATAGTTGTACAACTGCTGCAGCAGCCGATTGGCCTGGCTTGTGCGCAGCAGGTTAACGGTCACAGTGCCGGACGCATCAGCAATCAGGCTGTGCATTACAGCCCCGTCAGCGCCAACGGTCATGGCGTTTTTGTCGCCAGTGGGGGCAATGGTCAGCCCCTCCTGGGCAATACCCGCCCGGTCACCGGACAACGGAAAATTGCCCCCCGGCCCACTGATGGCCGCGTGTACGTCAAGAAAAGAATATGCAAAACTCATAATTACCCGCCTAGCGGTTTACGTTAATAGCAACATCAACGCTGTGGATAGCCCCGGCAAGCTTGATTGCGCACTGGATAGGCGGGGCAACGCGCTTTTCACGTTCGCTTTGCGCCTGCAGCTCAATGGGTTCGGAATAGACGTAGTAGCCCTTGGGCAGATAGTCCCCTCGTTCAAGCTGCCCAAAGCCGTCGCCGTTCCAGGTGCCGGGGGCCACCAGGGCATTGTTTACAGCCTGGTCCAACACGTTTTCGATGCAGGTAATAAGCTGATGCACGCCGCTGTTTGTCTGCGGGATCTTGGTCTTGCTCTGGTACAGCAGGTTCCAAAGCTCTGTCTGCACGGCATTCTGCAGCCAGTCCGTGCCGTGAATCTCGTCAAACCAGGCATCGCCGCTCATGACGCCTTCCTGCAAAATAGCCGTATCGTTATTATACTTGGCAAACACGTTGCAGCGTTTGGCAGCCAGAGCGTTAGCCTGACTTTCCGTCAGCCCCTCGGCTTCCACGCTAGGGAGCTGTTTGAATTTGAGCGTTATGGTGCTGCGGTTGGCCGAAAAATTGACCGTAAATGCCCGGCCAATGGCGCTAACAGCGGCATATTTGTTGGTGCTGTAGCAACAGAACAGACGCGACAGTTTAAGAGCCTTGCCACGGCTGGCCAGGTCATCCGTAAACGCGGCGTCAAGCACGCGGGTGTCTGTGATGGTGGCGGCATAAATGCGGCTTTTGGCGCTGGCCTGTATGTATTGGGCCACGGCAAGGTGGTCATCAACGGTCAGGCTGGCGTCAGCAATGGCCAGGCCGTACCAGTCTCCACGGTCAGCCAGCTCAACAACGCATTGTTTGATGGTTTCAACGGCCAGCCCGTCTTGCGGAGCCAGGGCCGTTTCAGCAGTTAACTTGAGGGCGGTGGCAATGGGTGTGCCGCTGACAGCATCCGTGCAGTACGTGAGCGTAGCGCCCGGCCCCGTGGCTGTGGTTGTGAGCGTAAACCGCTCGCCATCCCACGCGCAGCTTACGCCATAAGCGGCAGTCTTGGTGCTGATGGCAGACGCCACGGCGTTGAGGTTTGTCACTTCCGAAAAATCCAGCCCGGCGATGTCGTGCGTATCACCAGCCACATGCAGCGCCAGGCTGCCGTCTTCAATGCCCGTCCATTGCACAAGCGCC